CAGCGGCGGCGGCAATCGCGGCGGCGGCCACGGCGATGATCCGTTCCGGGCTGCAGACGGTCGATGCACAAGCCAAGCTCGCCGCCTCGCTCGATACCACCGTCGCGAGCATCCAGGTGCTCGAGCGTGCGGGCGATCTGGCAGGCGTGTCCATGGGACAGGTCGAACAGGCGGCCATGCAGCTGACCCGGCGGCTGAGCCAGGCCGCTGCCGGGACCGGCCCCGCCATCGATGCCCTGACCCGATTGCGCCTTTCCGCCGCCGAACTGCAGGCCCTGCCGCTCGACCAGCGCATCGCGCTCATCCAGGACCGGCTGGCCGAATTCGTGCCCGAGGTCGAGCGGGCGGCGGTGGCCTCGCAGCTCTTCGGCGATCGGGCGGCGCTGGTGTTCACGCGCATCGATAGCGCCACGCTGCGGCAGGCCACGCAGGACGTGCGGGATTTCGGCGTGATGGTCTCCGATCAGGATGCAGCCCAGATCGAGCGGACCAATGACGCGATCTCGCGGCTGGGCCTGATCTGGCGGGGGCTGTCGAACCAGCTCGCGGTGGCAGCTGCTCCGGCGCTGGAGGCGGTGGCGGATGCCATGGCCGCTGTTGCACGCACCACCGGGCCGCTCGGCATCGCCATCGGTGTGCTCTTCGAGAACCTTGGCCGTCTGACCGCCTATGCCACCGGGATCGCCACGCTGATGGCCGGGCGGTTCGTGGCCGCCAAGATCGCCGCGGCGGCCTCGGTGCAGGTGCTCGCCATGGCGCTGGTGATCCTGCGCGGCGCATTGCTGCGTCTGCCGTTCGTGGGACTGATCGTAGCGGTCGGTGAACTGATCCACTGGTTCGGGCGCCTCGTGCGCGGTGCCGGTGGCTTAGGCAATGCGCTCACGCTGCTCGGCGATCTTGCGTGCGAGGTCTGGGAGCGCATGCAGCTCGGCGCCGTCGCCATGGGATTGGCAATCATGGCCAGTTGGGCGGAGATCAAGGCCGCCATCGCCGAGGCGCTGCAGACCTCGCTCGAAGCCGTGGTCGGTTTTGGCAATGCGGCGCTGAACACCTTCCAGGGGGCATTTGATGCGATCAAGGTTCTCTGGGGTGCGCTGCCCTCGGCGATCGGAGATTTCGCGTTTCAGGCCGCGAATGCGCTGATCGCCGGCGTCGAGGCCATGCTGAATGGCGTGGGGAGCCGTATCAACGGGTTTCTGGACGGGATCAACGCCGGTCTCGAGGCGCTGGGCATCGAGCGGCGCGTCTCGCTGATCGGCAATCTGGAGCTCGGCCGGATCGACAACCCCTTTGCAGGGTCGGCAGCAGAAGCCGGGGCCGAGGCGCGCGCGGCGTTTCAGGCGGCGCTCGACGCCGAGCCGATCATCATGCCGGATCTGGGGCTTGGCACCTATGCCGAAGAAGCCCGCGGCCAGGCCGAGGCGCTGCGCGCTGTGATGTCCGGTGTAGTGGATGCGGCGACAACGCCGCTGGAGTCGGTGGCTGCGCTCCGCGAGGCCGTAGCCGCGTCGGGAGTCGATGCTGAAACCGCCCTCACTGGCGTGCGCGCCGCCGCCGAAGGCCTCGAGGATGCGCTCGATGCCACCGGCGAGGCCGCAGGCCGTGCGGGTGGCGCCGGTCGCGGGGCGGGCCAGGCGCTGCGCGGGGCCGCCGACACGGCGCGCAACGCCTGGGAAGCGACTGCCGAGGCGGTGCGCGCGGCACAGGAACGCTCGCGCGAGATCGCTCAGGGCCTCGCGCAGGATATCGTCGGTCCGATTAAGGAGGCGCTGAAGTCGGGCGAGTTCTCATGGCAGAGTTTCGCCAGCGCCATCTCGCGGATCGCCGAGAGGCTCGCGAACCGGCTGATCGAGCTGGCCTTCAAGCCGATCGAGAACGCGATCATGCGCGCCTTCTCGGGCATGGGCGGCGGCGGTGGTTTCTTCGGGGGCCTGTTTGGCTTCGCACGCGGCGGTGTCTTCGCAGGTGGCCATGAGCTGACGGCGTTTGCGCGCGGGGGCGTGGTCAACCGCCCCACGGTGTTTCCCTTCTCGCGCGGCATCGGGCTGATGGGGGAGGCCGGACCCGAGGCGATCCTGCCGCTGCGGCGCGGGCGCGACGGGCGACTGGGCGTGGAGATGAACGGCGCGCCCGCCCAATCCGCACCGGACCATGCCACGCGCATCATCAACGTGCTCGACCCGTCGGTGGTCGGCGACTACCTCGCCACGCCCTCGGGCGAGCGGGCGATCCTGAACGTCATCCGCCGCAACCGGAGTGCGCTCAATGCCTGAAGTGGGAGGCCTGATGTCATGAGCGATCCGTCGCCGCGCCTGCTCTGGCCCGTCGCGGCGGCGAAGGAGATCACCGAGGTGCTGGAATGGCGCACCGATGTCCTGCAGGCCCGCGCGGGCGAACAGCGCATCGCGCTGCGTCCCCTTCCGCGCGAGATCATCACATATCGCCATCGGCTCGACGCGCTGGGCATGGCCCGGGCCGCAGAACTGGCTCGCGCCGGGTTCGCGGGCGACTGGCACGTGCCGCTCTGGCACATGGCGCTGCAGCCGGTCGCCGATCTGGCGCAGGGCGCGATCGAGATCCTGCTCGACACGGGGCTTTCGGATTTCCGGGCCGGAGGGCTTGCGGCGATTGCGGTCGATGGCCGCGAGGCAGTGCCAGTGACCATCGCCAGCGTTCTGCAAGATTGTCTGATCCTGGCCGCGCCGCTGGGGCTGCAGCTTCCCGGCCCAACAGTGGCGGCACAGCGCATCACCGTCGCGCCGATCCGCAACGGGGTGCTGACCTCGGCCATCGAGATCGCACGGCGCAGGCAGGGCGATGGCGCGGTCATCGCCAGCTTCCTGCTGCGCAATGCGCCCGACCTGACACCACCCGCGCTGCCGAGCTATCTCGGCCGCCCGGTCCAGACCGACCCGAGCCTTGTGCGGCGTCCGCTGTCGGCCAGCCTGCGCCGCGCGGTCGAATACGTCGACAACGGCTTCGGCCCGGTCGTGGTCGAGCCGATGCGCGACATCTTCGAGCGCAGCGAGACGATCACGCTCAAGGCGCAAGGTCCGACCGCACGTCACGCCCTGCGCCGCTGGACCTTCGCGCTGCGCGGCCGGCAGACGAGCTTCTGGCTACCCAGCTGGGGCCGCGAGCTGCAGCTGCGCGCGCCCATGACCTCGGGATCGGTCCTGATGCGCGTGGCGCCTGTCGCGCCCCTCGCGGCCTATCCCGGGCGGCGGATCATGCTCGAGATGCCCGGCGCGCTGCGGTTTCGTTCGATCACGGGCGCGATCGCCGAAGGCGCGGATCACCGGCTGACGCTGTCCTCGAACCTCGGGGAGCCGGTCCCGCTTGGCACAAACGTTCATTTCCTGACCGCGGTGCGCTCGGACGCCGACCGGGTGGAGATCCAGCATGGCGCTGTGGCATGCGAAGTCACGCTGCCGGTGCTGGCGGTGGGGGAATAGCCCCCCGCACGGCACAAGCGCGATACCACCCTCGCGTGTCGCCCGCGCGGCTCTCAGACCCTACGGGCATGGATATCACCGGAATTCCAGTCAACGGGCATGGTCTGGAGGATCTCCACGATCTCGTCTGCGCTCAGCCAGCGGTCATGGCGCAACACGTGTTCCTCGCCAAGGCTCAGATTGTAGACATGGGGCCCGAGCCCTTCCAGCTGCCGGATGCAGTCCTGCGCCGCGCGACGCTGGAGCGTCGTGAACTCGAAGGAGAGCGCAGGCAGCGCCATGCTCAGGCCCTGCAACACGGCCAGTTCATGCCCCTCGACATCGATCTTGACGAATGTCGGCGTGCCGTACGCGGCGATCAGCGCGTCGAGCGTGGTGACAGGAACCGTCACATGCCCGTCCCAGACCTGCCCCTGCCAACCGGGCGCACCCCGCGCGGCAGCGATGAAACCCGGCTCGAGGGTCGCGACAGTGGGATTGTGCGGGTTCAGATGGAGCGTGGCCTCACCCGGCGCGCGCCCGGCAGCAAGTGGCAGCAGCGTGGCATCGGCCCTGCGTCCATGGATGAGCCGGAGCGCCCGAAACGGGCGCGGCTGCGGCTCCAGCGCCACGACCGAGGCCCCAAGCCTGAGAAAGCTTGCCGTCCTGTCCCCGACATGCGCGCCAATATCGAAGGCCAGTGCGCCGGGCGTGATGAAGGCCGCGTGTAGCCGGTCCATGCGCGCCGTGCGCGCCGTGTCGCGATAGTAGACCGCAAGCGACCGACCGATGGCGGTCGGGCGTGGTACCGCTCTCTCAGGGTTCGCCTGCATCCGCAACAGCCTCCCACTTGCCTGCATGCGTTCATCCGCTTTGCAAATCGGATCAGGCCCGACCCTGTCCATCAGCGCGCGGAAACGCAAGCAGGGCGTCTTGGCATGGAGCATCGACATGACCTACACGACCATCGACGCCTCCCCCGCCGAGGGCCGCCCCTATTTCCTCTACCAGTTCGTGGAGGCCGAACAGGTCTGGCGCTTCACCAGCCGGGCCGCGGCCTGGACCAGCGCCAGCGGTGGTGGGGCGACCATCACCTGGGAGCCCGCCGCCGTCGCCCATGGCGAGGTGGTGCAGACGAGCGAGATCGAGCGCGGGCGGCTGGAGCTGACCTGGCCCGTGTCGCACCCCTTCGCACGGCGCTTCCTCGCGCCCTTGGGCAACACGCCGGTGACGCTGACCATCTTCCGCGGCCATGAGCAGGTGCTGGGCGAGACAGTCGCGCATTGGAAGGGCCGCGTGGTGGGCGCCGAGATCGAGGGGCAGCGCGTCCTGCTGCAGGCCGAGTCCATCTTCAGCACGCTGCGCCGAGCGGGCGTGCGCGCGAAGTACCAGCGGCTTTGCCGCCATGCGCTCTATGGCCGCGGCTGCGGGCTCGACATCGCGCAGTTCTGGCTGACCGGCACGCTGACCGCCGTGGCGGCGGGCAGCGCGGCCATGACGATGCCCGAGGCCGCCACGCAGCCCGATGGCTGGTTTCGCGGCGGCGTGCTGCGCCTGGGCGCGCAGCTTGGCTTCATCACCGGCCATGCCGGGGCCATTCTCACGCTGTCGCGCCCGATGCCGGAGCTGGCAGGGGCGCTCGCCGCGCCGGAGATCGACCCTACGACGGGCACCCCGCTGCCGGTCCGCGTCGACATCGCCCCGGGCTGCGACCTGCTCGCCGCCACCTGCGCGGCGAAGTTCGGCAATCTTCTCAATTTCGGGGGCTTTCCCGAGATCCCGGGCCGCAACCCGCTCGGTGGCGGCTCCATCGTCTGACGCGACCACACGGCACGCGAGCACAAACGGCATACCCTCATGGTCTGGACCTTCATCGCGCGGCTCGTTCTCGGGCTGGCGCTCTCGGCGCTCTCCTACGCGCTGAGCCCGCGCCCGAAGATCGAGAAGCCCCAGGCGGCGGGTCTCGACGACTTCTCCCTGCCCACGGCGGAGGAAGGCCGCCCCATCCCGGTCGTGTTCGGCACCGTGCTGATCACCGGGCCGAACGTCGTCTGGGCGGGCGATTTGCGCGTCACGCCGATCCGGAAGAAAGCCGGCAAGAAGGGATGAGCATGGATCAGCACCACCCCCGCGCCCTGCGCGTGACGATCCGGGACCTGCGCGATGCGCGCTACTGCCTCGCGGGCGTGCGGCCCTGGTTCCGCCGCCACGGGCTTGACTGGCAGGAGTTTCTGGATCACGGCATCGCGGCCGAGCAGCTGCGCGCGACCGGCGATGCGCTGGTGGAACCCGTGATCCGGATCGCCGAGATGCGCGCAGCGGCAGTCTCATCGACGACAGCGGCGACGGCACGGGACGCGACACCCACCGCCGGGGAGACCCGCGATGGGCGGTAGCGGCAAGGCGCAGACGGTCGGCTTCCGCTATTCGCTTGGCATGCATCTGGCGCTCTGCCACGGGCCGATCGATGCCATCCGCGAGATTCTCGTCGACCGTCGCACCGCCTGGTCTGTCACGACCGGCGGCGGCGTTTCGGGCGGCGGTGCGGCCGTAGAGACGCGGATCGGCACAGTCGCAGGCATGGTGGCGACCGCGGCGCTGGCGGGCGATACCGGCGCTTTGATCACCTTTCCGGGCACGCGAGCGGGGGTGCGCATCGGCCGGGAGTACCGCTTGCTTCTGGCCAATGGCGCGAGCCAGGCGATCACCTTGCGGGGCGTGGGTTATGATGCCGCCAGCGATGCGACCACCTGGTCCGTCCTGCCCGAGGCGCTGAGCTTCCCCGCGCAATCGGTCGAGGTGTTCGAGGCGACCACCGCCGCAAGCAATGCAGGCGCCGGTGGCGGACGCATCCGGATCGACAAGCCCGATCTCTTCGGCGGCGAGAGCCGCGAGGGCGGCATCCGCGGTGATGTGGATGTGCTGATGGGCGGACCGGGCCAGGGGCAGAACGATTATCTTGCTGCGCGTATGAACGGCGACGTGCCCGGCTATCGCGGGCTCTGCAGCCTCGTGCTGCGGCAGGTGTATCTGGGCATCAACCCGTACCTCAAGCCCTGGGCGGTGCGCGTCACCCGCGTGCTGACCGGCGAGGCGGGCGCGGCGCAATGGTACCCCGAGACGGCCCCGATTGTCCCGGAGGCGAACATCTCGGATGCGGCGATCTACATCACGCTCGATGTCTCGGGCTCGATGTCGGGCACGCGCATGGCAGCCCAGAAGGCAGGCGTCGCGGCGCTGATCCGCGAGATCGGCGCCAGCGTCGATCCCGACCGGCCCAATGACATCCGCATCGTGCTCTGGAACGCGGGCGTCGCGGGATCCATCGAGCGGCGCAACATTGGCGCGCAGGAGTACACGGCACTCGAGGCCTGGATGCTGGGCCTCTCGAACAGCACCTCGGGCGGCACCAACTTCAACGCGGCCTTTGCCGAGGCGGGCGCCTTCTTCGCGGGCGGTGGCGCCAAGCGCCGGATCGTGATCTTCGTGACCGACGGGGAACCCTCGCCCGTTTCCTCGGTCGCTGCGGCCGAGACGACCATCGCCAGCCTGCCGCCCCTCGAAATCTTCGGCTTCAACATCGCGCTTGCGAACACGAGCTTCACCGCGCGCATCGACAACACCCCCGTGGACGGCGTGCCGGTGATCCCTTCCGGCAACAGCCAGGCGCTTGTCACCTCCCTGCGCGGGGCGTTCGGCAACGGGCCGGACATGAACCCCGCGCATATCATCCGCGAATGCCTGACCAATCGCGACTGGGGGCTGGGCTATGCGTCGCTCGAGATCGGGGCCAGCTTCACCGCTGCTGCCGATACC